GCGGAATAGGTGGCTACGGATGGGACGGCCATGGTTTTTTCTCCTGAGAACTAGTTGAGCTTGTCCACGACAAGCAGGTAAAGCGATGACTCTTTGACGCCGGGGCGGTACACCTCCAGCCCGGCCAGGTAGAAGCCCTCCGGGGTGGCTACATGCACGCGGGCGTACAGCTCCACCAGGCGCTTGACGGCGGCCTCTTGGGCGCTGCTTTTGGGCTGCCAGCGCAACTGGATCGTGCGGTCGGCTTCGGAATAGCCGAAGTCGTTGAACACCGCCCCGCCATCCAGCGTGGCGATGCGGTTCATGCGGCGGCGGGTTTCGCCCAGGTCCTGATCGGGCATGGCGTCAATCGTGACGGTGCCCAGCGGGTCGAATTCAATGGGGGAAAGGGTCACGCGCATGTCAGGCCCCCAGCAGCATCTTCAGGCCGTCTTTGTTGACCTTGATCTGGATGGCGCGCAGGATTTCCCACATGAAGGCTTCGAGGTGCGGCTTGAGGCCCGCGCCGTCGATTTTTATCAGGCCGTCGCCTTTGAGCAGGGCGTCGGTCTGCGCGTTCATCTGGGCAATTTGCGCCTCGGTCAGTTTTTTCTGCAGATCGAAAGCTTCCTGGCGCAGCTTGTTTTCTTTCTCAATCTGGTCTTTGATCATGCTGATGGCGGACCAGTCCATGCTGCTGAAATCCTTCAGCTGGCCGAACAGGCTGGAAAGCACGTCGCCGGTGCTTGTGATGGTGGTGCCGATGGATTCAAACGCGGCCACGGTCTTTTTGGCGTCCGCCTCGATCTGCGCCGTCATGATTTTTGTCTGGCTCTCGATCATTTTCAGTTTTTCCTGAAAATTCATCTTGGCGATTTCTTCGTTCCATCGGCGCGTGGCGTCCTCGACCTTCTTCGTTTCGTCCGCAATGGCCTTGGTGGCCGTGCTGCCCTTGGTCACGGCCTGCTCGTAGCCGATGATCTTGCCGGTCGCTTCGTCAATGATGGTCTTGACGCCGGCAATGCCACGGCTGGCGGTGCCGGTAGCCTCGGCCAGTTTTTGCGACCCTGCGGCGGCTTTCTCGCTGGCGGCAAAGGTGGCCAGCATGGCGGCGTTGGCGGCCTGAAACGGGTCTTTGCTGTCTTCTACAGCCTTTCCGGCGGTGGTGACAGACTCGCCCAGCTTGTCCACGCCGTCGGTGGCGGTTTGCGCTTTCGCACCGAACTTTTCCGCCTCGTTGCCGCCGTTGATCAGCTCATAAATCCATGTGCCCAGGCTGTTTTCGCTGCCCGAGAGTTTGGTCACCAGCTTATCGATGGGGTCCACCAGAGTCGTGCCCACGGCATAGCCGGCCACGCCCGCCGCAGCGACCAGGCCGGCAGAGCCCAGGGCCGCAGCCAGCCCGCCCGCGCCCGTGGCGGCCCCGGCCATGGCGCCCACCAGTCCGGCGCCCTGCTTGGCCACAAGAATACTGACCAGCGCTTCCAGGGCGGGCAGCAGGCTGTTCAATCCTCCGGCCAGCATGTTCGCCTGCGTGACAAAGCCGGCCATCTCGCCGGCGGTTTTGAAAATGCCGCTGTCCATATCGCTCAAGCCGCTGCCCACGCTCACCAGCGTGTCAAACAGGGGTTTGAAGCTGTCGATCACACCGGACACGTAGCTGCTCAAACCGAGGAAGGCCGCGCCCACCAGTTCAATGGCGCTTTGCAGCCCTTCAACGGTGCTCAGGTCGATATTGCCGAACAAGTCCTTGATGGATTGCACCACAACATCAATGCCGCGCGTGAAGCCGCTGAAGTCTGCGCCCTCCAATGCGGCGGGCAGGTTCTTGGCCACCGTTTCCAGCGTCGTCTTGAGCTGGCCCATCAGGCCCTCGACATAATCCACCAGCGTGCCCAGCGATCCCTCTTTGACGCTGGCGCCCATCGCATTGAAGATGGCGGCGATGGCATTGGCGATGCCGCCGAACTCATCGAGCAGGGGCGTGCCGATGCGCACGAAAAGCGCGGTCAGTGAGTTGCCCACTTTGGCGGTGGCCACATCGATGCTGTCGGTCATCTTGGCAAAGGCCGCATCGACCGAGCCCGTCGAATCGCCCATGGCCAGGATGGATGCAGCGAACTTTTCCGCCTGCGGCCCGGCCAAAGTGGCGGCAGCGGTGAAGCCGCCAATGTCACCAAACAGGATCTTCATCTTGTCCGCGCTGCCGCCGGTTTTCTCGGCGACTTGCTGCAGGATGCCGGCCAGCCCATTGGCCTTGAGTCCGGAGGCGTTGAACTCGATGCCCAGCTCAGCAGCCAGGTCTCGGGCCTGCCCACTGGGGCTGATGATGTTGCTGATGGCGCCGCGCAGGTACTCAATCGACTCTGCCGGCTTGATGCCGCTGGCGGTCAGGGTGGCAATCGCCGCGCCCACTTCTTCCAGGCTGACGCCGGAGATTTTGGCAATGGGGGCGACTTTGGCGAAGCTGTTCGCCAGGTCGGTCATGCTGATGTCGCCCTCGTCAATGACCTTGAAGAACAGGTCAGACAGGCGGCCCGCGTCGGTGATCTCCATGCCGTAGCTGTTCAGCGTGGAAACCAGCACTTTGGTCGTGCCGTCCAAGTCCGAGCGCGTGGCAACCGCCAGTTTTTCAGCGGTGGCGATCAGGGCCAGCGAGTCGGCCCAGTCCACGCCCGAGCCGATGGCGTTGCCCAGTGCTGTGGTGATCTTCTCCAGCGGCTGCGTGCTGGTGGATGCGTAATCGAGGATGGCATTCTTGAAGCCGTCGAGGTCTTCGGCAGAGGCATCAATGATGGTGCTGATCTGGCGAAACGCACTGTCAAAGTCGCCCGCCGCGTTGACCGAGAAAGCCACCGCCGCCACACCGGCGGCCAGGATGCCGGCCTCCAGCTTCACGGCCGCCATGGTCAGGTCTGCCACGGGCTGCGTGGCGCTCTTGACAGAGCCGGCAAAGCCGCTGACGTTCGTCAGGGCCGATTGCACGGCGGCGCCGGTCTTGTCAACCCCGTTGAATACCAGCTCGATGACTTTTTGCGCGTCTGCTGCCACGGTTTATCCTTGCTTTTGGCGCTCTGCGCGCTCTGCGTAATACAGGCCCCAGATGCTGATCTCGGTGTCGGTCAAATACCCTTCGGGGAACACATCGGGCCGCGCTTCAAACAAAAACCGCCCGCGCTCTGCGCAAAGCAACACGGCCGTTCTCAGGCCGTGGTCTTTCCAGAGCGCTTGGGCTTTCCCAGCACTGCCCCTTGGCCGGTCAGGGTCAGCACCTTGTTGGTGAGGTCATAGAAAACCGTGGGGAAGGCTTCGGCCAGCTTCACAGCCACATCGCGGTTTTCGGTGCCGAGGGCGGGCGATACGCTACCCGCCGCCAGCAGCTCGATGCGGTAGCTGATGTTTTGCGGCACATCGTCATCCCCCAGGCCGAAGGCTTTGCGAATCTGCGCGGCCTTGTCGCCGTCGCCGGCCATGGCTTCCACCAGGGCTTTGACGGTGTCCAGGCCCTCTTCGCTGGCTTGCTTGGCCCGGCCAAGTTCGGCGGCGGTGAGGCCGCGCACGGTCCATGCAGGCTTTTCGCCGTCGTCAAACAGCACGCCCGCCAGCTCAGGCACTTCCACCTCCAGCTGGCGCGGCGCCAGGGCCGCACTGAGGAATCGTTGCAGATTCATGGCCCGCCNTTANNCCGACACGTCCACGGTCTGCNCGTTCGGGGTCAGCGTGCAAGCTGCCGAGAAATTGCCACCNCCAGCCGGGAAGGTGCGCGAGACNCCCAGCACGCCCTGCGTGAGTTGCTTGGGCANGGTCTTGTCNCGGTCNGGGCGGAATTCGACCCAGATCGTNTTGCCGCGCTGCGCGAGGAAAGAATCGGTAATTCCGTCTTTGAGCATGGCCGTGAANGACGCCTGCCCCAGCGAAGACGCTGCCGAGCCCACAGGGCCATCGTAGGTGTCGGTGCTGGTGATCGAGTAGGTCGATTCAGCGGGCACCCAGTCGGCTGTCTGCGGGATGGGGGCAAACATGGGCGTGGCGCCCTTGATGTACACCTTCTTCGGGACGTTGCCGGTNTGGATGGNTTGCAGCGNNGCNGCAAAAGTGACTTNNCCNGTNNCGTANTNCANCGNANANACNGGGTAGTCCGAGCGCTCGACATGCAGGCCGGGNACGGCATAAATCTGGCCGGNGGTGACCACGGCGCTGGCGCTGGTGACGGTGCGCACCTGGCCGATTTCGATAGAGCCGACAGGAATGAAGGGCGGGCCGCCTGCAGCGCCGCGCACTTCGGAAAATGCGGTGGTGGCGCCGTCCGTGCCTGCCACGGCAGCCAATGCGCCGGTGGCGTCCACGGTGATGGAGTTGACCTTGGAGACGTTGGTAGCAGCGCGGGTGATGGTGACAGCCGCAGCGGCGACAGCCACCACGCCCGATGCATCTGCTGTGGCAGCTCCGGCCATGCTGGCGGTGAGCGCGGCCACGGTGACCTTGTTGGCATCGGTGTGTGGCGTGATCGCGCCGCCGGTCATCAGGCCGTAGGGGGCGACCACGGATTCAAAGCCTGCGGCGTTGCTGATCGGGAAAAACGAGGCCGAGAATACCGTGGCGTCGCCGCCGTTGGTCATGGCTTCGAACGGGTAGGCGGTCTGGCCGGCCTCGTAGCGGATGATGGGGGAGCCCATGGTTTTCTCCTTAAAAAATCAATCAGTCAAAAACACCGGGCAGCGCAAGCGGGTTGCCGGCCAGGTGCTGGTAGGTCACGGTGAAAAAAGCCTGTGCGGTGATCACGGCGCCAGCGCCTTCGGTCTGGATGCCGCAGCCGGTGTAGGTCAGCCCGTGGGCCAGGCCGCCAAAGGTGGAATCGGCAAACATGCGTTGCACCAGCAGCGTGACGGCGGCATGGGCCTGCGTGCGCCGGGCCGCCTTGCTGGTGCTGATGGCTTTCTCAGCGCGCGCCAGCGTCACTGGCATGCTGTTGGTGGTAATGCCGTACTGGTTGGTGGTGGCCTGGTCGTCGCCATCGGCCACCACAGTGACGGGCAATTCATCGTCCACAGCGATGTATTCGCCGTATTCGGCCTGTGCGGCAGTTGTGATGGCGGCCAGCAGGCGCTCACGAATGGAATCAGCCATCGATAGGCTCCGGTGGGTGCATCTTGACGAGGATGTAGCGCATGGCGTCGGCCATCTGGCGCGTGAGTTCGTCGCTGGCTTCTGGCGTGATGTCGCCGCGCACGGTGCTGAAAACCTGCGACAGTGACGGGCCGTGCAACACCTCGATGTCGTTGCGGTATCGGCTGTTGCGCCGGGCAATACCCAGGGCGCGCGAGTCTTTGAGCACGATGTAAAACGGCTTGTCGCCGCTGGCGCCGGGGCTGACGGTTTTGGTTTCGCCGGCTGGCTTGACCTTGACGCGGATGCCGCTGGCGGGTTCTTCGGGCGGCTTGAGCCAGCGGATACCGTCGCTGGCCACCTGGCTATCCGTGCTGAACTTGGACAGCAGCAGGCCCCGGCTGGGGGTGCGGATGGCGGCCGACAAATTGGAGCGCGTGGCCTTGCGGATCGTCAGCTTGTCTTTGACATAGCTGGCCTGCAGGCGCACCTGCTCGCGTATCTTGACGCTGCCCAGTGTTCGTACCTTGGGCGTGGTCTTGTTGATGGCAATGCGCAGCGCGTCGGTGGTGTTGCCCCCGACAAATTCAAACAGGCTGATGGCTTCGGCCAGCTGCGCCTGATCGACTTCAATGGCGAACGATGGCGCGGTCATGCGGCCACCGCCTTGTGCTCGATGCCGTCGCTGCTCAGGACGGAATCGACCGTGAGCACTTCGCCGGATGCGAGGGTGAATGTCTCGGTGCGCCGGGGCGGCGTGGCCAACTCAGACAGGCGCACGTTGATCACGATGGACTTGCCTTGCACGGCGGCGACTTGGCCGTATTGCGCCAGGTTGCGCTCCACCACCACCGTGACAGGCAGGGGGTTGCCCTGCTTGTCGGTGTAGGTGGCGGGCTCGCCAAACCGGGAATACACCCGGCTGACGCCGCTGGCAACGATGGACGCAAAGGAGGCCATGCCGGTTTACGCGTTAAGCGGCGGTTGCGACAAACTGGCCGAGCTTGACCAGCACGGTTGCGCTGGGGTTGGCAGCGGCAGACACAGCCACGCCGATGCACTGCTGTGCCGTGGCGGTCTTGTTCACCACCTTGTTGGTGGCGTCCCAGTACAGGCGGTCGCCCACGGCGATGGCCAGGGCGCTGGTCTTTGGCAGCTCGAAAACGCCTTCAGTGGCGAAGGGGCCGGCAACGCCGTTGGCAACGGTGGTCAGGGCCACGCCGAACAGCGCGGCGCCGAACAAATAGCCGGTGCCTGCTGCCACATCGGCAGCGGGGGTGATGGTGAGGGTGTCACCTTCTTGCTTGAAATTCTTTGCCATGATGGTTCCTTGGTCAGAAAGCGGGCCGCGCTGGTGGCGGCCCGTGGGGGGTTACACGCCGGCGTTGGTGATGGCGCCGCGATAGTCGGTGGCGGCAACGCCGTAGTCCAGGCGCACCTTGTAGCGGGCGCCGTCCACGTCAAAACCGTCTTGCACTTCGAGGTACGGGTCAGAGGCGCCATCGAGGAAGGCGACTTCCAGCACCGGGGCTTCGGTGGCGTCGGCGAAGGCATAGCGGCGGGTGCCGGTCAGGCGCGGGGAGTCCACGATGTCGCGGAACAAGCCATTGACAATGTTGGGCTTTTGCAGCTTGTTGGCGGTGTCCGGGTCGTACTGCGCGTCGTTGATCGAACGTGCGGTGCCACCCAGGCCGATAGGCACCAGCAGCACGGCGGGGCGCAGATCGAGGAAGTCGTTGCCCGACACATCCAGCTGCGAGGCCATGGCCACGCGGTCGGCATCGATGGCGGCCATGCTCAGGGCGGCGCCGGTGGTGATGTTTTTGTGATCAGCGTGGAACAGCGTCTTGCCGTCGCCCATGACGGGGCCGAGGCCGGCGTTGAGGGCCAGCAGGGCGTACACATCGACTTCGACCGTGCGGGCAGCTGCGCGGCCCAGCATGCCGGACAGGCCCACGAAAGCGGCCAGGTCGTCATTGATGATGGCCTGGCGCGACAGGTTGATGATGTTGCCCTTGGTAGCGGCCTGGATGCTGGCCTTTTCACCGTCAGGGATGCTCTTGTTCGTGAACTCGCCCAGCTCATTGACGGCATCCAGCGTGCCGAAGCTGCCGGTGCGGTAGCGGTTGTGGGCGCGGAAGTCACCGACCGAGCCGGTGGCGCAGAAGCGGTTCCAGGTCAGGGCGGCGCGGGCATACGATGCCTGCAGGGCCTTGTGCATAGTGTTTTCCAGCAGCACCGGGAAGTCGGACGTTCCTTGCGTGAAGGCGGCGGCAACGATGTCCATCTGGCCCATGCCATCGGTCTTTGTGCCGGTGCGGGCCAGCGAGGCGCGGGCCAGGTCAAGCAGCTTGTGGCCACGGAACGGGTTGCTGGTCATGGATGCCTTGACCTTGGCGTCTTGCTCCACGCCGGCGCGCACCAGCAGGGCGGACACGGCGGCGGCGCGCTGCTTGTCCACTTCGTCAGCCACGGTCTGCACCACAGGGTGGGCGCCGGATGGATTGGCGGGGGTGATGCCCTTGCCGACTTCGGTCAGCAGGCGCGATTGAATCGACTCGATGGTCAGCTCAGGATCGGCCAGCACTTCGGTCTGCAGCGCGGCGATTTCTGGCGATGCAGCGTAGGGCTTGAACATGGCGACGACGCGGGCGTTGTCTTCCTTGTTGCGGGCGAAGGGGGTAGCGGGTTGAGCCGCTGGGACGGTGCTGGGCATGTGTGCCTCCTTGGATGTGCCAGCGGCTGCTGGCGATTGCGAAACGGGGGTGGTTGCCACGGGTGTGGCGGGTTGGAAACGGGAGAGGTCGAAGCTGCGGGCCAGCGATGCGGCAACGCTGATTTCTTCGCCCACGGCATCGGCAAAGCCTTCTTGCAAGGCTTCATCAGCGGAATACCAGTGCGGAATACCAGTGGTCTTTGCCATCGGTCAGGATGGCCAGGGCGTCCGCGTAGGGGCGCCCGCTCTTGTCGGCGTAGGCCGAGGCCATGGCCTTGGCGTAGCGGTCAAGGATGTCGGCTTGTTCGCGCAGTTCAACGGCGTTGCCGCCGGCAAAAGACCACGGGGCGTGGATCATCATCTGGGCGTTTTTCGCCATGGTGATGGTGTCGCCCGCCATGGCGATATAGCTGGCGCAGGAGATGGCCACGCCATCCACATGCACGGCCACGGGCGCGCTGTGGCGCTTCAGGGCGTTGTAAATGGCCAGGCCATCGGGGACAGAGCCGCCGTAGCTGTTGATGCGCAGGGTGATTTCGTCGGCGTCAATGGCGGCGATGTCGCGCACCATTTCGGAAGCGACTACGCCGTCTTCATTCCAGCGGTCGCCGATGTTGCCGTAAACGTAGATTTCAGCGACGGTCTTTTCAGCGGTCGCTGCGCCAGCGCCCTGCACTGGGGCGGCGCGCTGCTTGATTTCGTACCATTTCGCGGGCATCGGGGCTCCTTTTGAGCCTTGATGGTCGGCGCGGTGTTGTGCAACTCATTCAAAACCGCTGCACGATTTGCGCGCTTGGCGTAGGATGCGGCCATGCCCTCTATGCACCGTCTTTTCATCGCCCTGCTATGCTGCGCCGCGCCGGTGCTGGCGAGTGCCCAGGTGTTCCGCTGCGCCGATGGCGCGGGCAAACTGCAATACTCTGACCGGCCTTGCACGGCGGGCCAGCAGTCCGAGGTCAAGATCGACAAGCACCCGGAGCCCGTGGCGCCGCAAGCCCAGCGCATGGGGGCCGAGGCACAGGCGTATGAGGCCGAGCGTGCCGCCCGCCGTCAGCAAAGCAGCGACAGCCATGCGCGCATCGATGCGGCGGCGGCCAAGGTGCGGCAGATCAAGGCCGAGAACTACGATCCGCGCAAGTGCGCAGCGGCACGCGGGCGCATAGAGCGTATGGAGCGCGCTGATCCGATGGGCTACAAAGCCACCATGGACTACATCCAGTTTTCGCAGGCCGCCAATCTCTACTGCGGCAATTGAGCCTTGCGCTTTTGCGCGATGATGGCGTACACCAGCCGGCGCGAAAGGCCGAAGCGGCGCATCAGTTCCCCGTAGTTGTTGCCGGTGAACGCGGCCCAGACGGCCTCGTTGCGCTGCTCCCGCTGCATCTGCTCCATGGCGTAGCGGTGCGAGACGTAGCGGCCCGAGATCAGCGGCCCCAGTTGCCCCGCCACGCGCGATGCCAGCGCGGCCAGCACTTCGCGCGTCATGCCTTGCGCGAACATGCCAGGCCGGTCCCGGTGGCATTCCAGCAAAATCACTTCCACGTCGCTCTGCAATGTCAGGCTGTTTTCAAGTGCGTCGTTCAAAATCCCACCCTCCTTCGTTGGTGTTGGCCGCTGGCGTTGTGCGGGCTTTTTGCTCTGCCCGCCGTTCTTCAGTCGTGATCAATTCGCTGTTGTCCGGCAGGGGCCGCGCCCAGGCGGGCGGGTTGTCCCAGTTCATCCGGCCCTTGGGGCCACAGCCGAGCGATTCGCACACGGCCAGGGCGTACACCCACAGATCGAGCGCCTCGTTGCGGGCGTGAATTTTTTGCCACTTGCCAGAGGCGTTGCGCACTTCGGCGCGCAGCTCTTCGAAGTAGCTTTGCGGCGCCCATCGCGGGGCATGGAAGAAGCCGGGGCCAGGGACTTTGCGGCGCAAATTGGCCGCCACGATGTCCTTGAAGTAGTCGGTGTTGACCATCCACACGGCCATGTCGTGCATGGGCTTGCCGTTGTTCAGCCGGGCATTGCCTTTGGTGACGGGCTTTTCTGTGGCGTGCTTTTCCACGCCATAGGAGGCGCCTTTGACCAGCAGGACGCGGCTGGACAGCCCCAGCTTGCGCAGGCGGCGATACCACGAATAAGCGTTGTGGCTTACGCCGTCTTCGCCGCCGGTATCAACGGCGGTGCGCAATACGCGCAGCTCGCGCCCAGTGTTTGTTTTGTAGGTGGCCTGCACTACTTTGGCATTCAGCAAGTCCCAGTCTTCGGCGTAGCCTGCTGGATCGACTTTGGCCGCCTGGCCTTTGCGCTCGGTAACCCATATGGCATACCGGTCAACCAGCCACGATTCAAGGTGCACACCAAAGGCGCGCACTTCGACCACAAAGCGCCCGCTCTGCCCGCCCTGAATGTCCACCGTGGCCACCAGAAAGCGGGCGTCGTCAGGGACGTGGAATTGCTGCAGGTCTTCGAGCCGGTCTTGCACGCCCGCCTCTTTGTCCGCGATCAGGTGGCGCGGCAGGTAGGGCGCGCCCTGGTCGGTGTTGATCGTTGCCTTCAGCGTGAGGTCGGAACCCGACAGGGCCAGTTCGCGCAGGCCTTGCAGGTAGCGCAGGATCAGCGAGTCCCACTTTTGATAAGCCGCTGCCACCCCGCCCAGCCAATACCCGGCAATACTGGAGCGCGGCACTTCGCCCAGCACTTCTCCGTCGCTGTTGACGGTCTGGCCATCGGCCACCCAGCGGGCGGTTTCGATGCGGTTGAGGTGCGGTTTGTGGCGCTGCTCGATGATGCTGGCGCAGTGCGGGCACACGACGACAGCGTGTTTGTCTGCCAGGTCGTTGAGTTTGGCGGAGCGCACCATGTCCATCAGTTCAGCTTCGGCCGGCAGGGTGGAAAACAGGCCCAGGCCCGGCGCGGCCTCGAAATACTCGCTGCAATCGGGGCATTGCCAGTACCAGCGGCGCCGGTCGGATCGGTTGTAGATGCCGACGATGCCGGAAGCTGGGGGCGCCTCGTGCGGTGTTTGCGGGCGCCAGTGCGGGTCGGTGTATTCCCGGCCCGGCGAGGATTCGACCATGCACATGCCCCGGCTCAGGAAGGTTTGCGTGCGCTTCAAGCCCAGCGCGTAGGCCGGGCCTTCGCCGTCGATGTTGTCCGGCATGCGGTCGTAATCGGTCAGGGCAACATAGCGGTAATCGGACGATGAGAGCTGCGTGGCGGATGGCCAGCCGATCTTGACCCACATGCCATGCTTGAATAGCTTGTCGTGCGTGTTGTCGTCGTGCCCGCGCTGGCTCATGAGGTCTGCCAGCTTGGGGCTGTTGCGAATTGCGCGGTCGATGCGGATTTTGGAAAACTCGCGGGCCTTTTCCTGGCTCATTTGAATGATCAGCATGTCGCCAGGGTCGCTGGTGACGTTGCGGGCAAACCAAGAGTCCAAGAGGCCGAGCGTTTTGCCGCTGCGTGCAGGTCCGACAAAGCACACAGCCTCATGCTTGCGGCTGGCCAGCATGTCCATAGGTTCGATCATGTAGGGCGTTTCAGTGGCCGACCATGGCCCCGAGTAGCCCCCAGGCTGGCGAATCACCAGCGAATCAGCAGCACCCTGGCTGACGCTGGTGCGGCGCGGTGGCCTGAAGGCGTAAGCGGCTGCGCGGACGATGGGGGCTGCGCTGGTGAAGGCGGTCATTCGTCACCCCCGCCCACAGGCGCCAGTTTTGAAAGTCTGTCGGCCATCGCATCCATGGCTTCATGCAGCAGCGATTCCACCGATTCAGCAACGTCCCCGGCAATGCCGTATTTGCGCTCGAGGTTGTCGGGGATGGCGCGGATGTCCGAAGCAATGGCAGCGAAGGCGGTGGCAATCACGCGCTCCACATCGCCTGCAGGGATCAGCTCGCCATCACGGATCTGCAGGTCGCGGCGCTTTGTCTCGCCCTCGTACCAGGCCTTGCGGTCGCCGGGGCTCATGCTGTCCGGGTCGGCTTCGCTGTCGGTAGGCCCGGCAAAGCGCCATTGCGCGGCGGCATGCAGGTCAATCTCCCAGGCAATGCCCTTCGCCCCCCGCTGCACCACGGGCATGCCCCGGCGAATCCACGCCTCAATGGTGGGCAACGAGACATCAAAGAATTCCGCGCACGCGGCCTTGCTGCCGATGCGCACGCTGGATGTCAGGGGGGCTGGTTTCTGGCTCATGTGTTGCCTATAAACAACAGACTAGAGGGGCCGAAAAACTGTGAATTCCC